CGAGGCGTAGACACCGAAGGGGTGTTACTAAAATTATGTTGCATATTAGACTTCATTTTTATTCTCCAATAAAAAGCGACCTGTAGGCCGCTAATAATAGTTAAGAAACTTGTTGTTGTAAAATTTCAGGGGTTTTTATATCCAAACCCGACAAAATACGAACCGGATCAGAAACCGGTTTAATTGAACCATTTGAATCATCATATTCAGCAAGAAGGTACAAAGCATAATCATCTTTGTGTTTTTCACCTTCAATAGAAGCCGTAAATGATCGAATAGCCGTAGCATTATTGTGATCAGTAAAAGGCTTATTAAAAACTTGAGCCACTGTATCGTAAATTGAATAAATTGATTGTTTCATTTTTATAAACTCCGCTTAAGTTGTTTAAATTGTGCCTCTTTAATTTTACGTTTTTGTAGAAGCCTAGAGGCAGTAGCTTCTTCACGCATTTCAAATGCTTTTAATTCTCGACCGGCTTTGATATCGTCGTACATCTCCAAATCATATTCTTGGAGGAGCTTGTCATAATATCGGGGTGGTGACACTTTAACTCCTCTGACCGTTGTGAAGTCTTTAGGATAACAATCGGCTTTATACTGCTTAAACCAATTAAAAGCAATACCACGACCATCACGGCCACCGCGAGACATCGTACAGTACTCCGGGTGAACTTCATGGATTTCACCAGTAAAGCTATTAATGCGTTCATAATGTTTAAGACCAGTATCATCATCAATTTTATCTGCCATATCTCCATTAACTTTTTTTAGTATGTATCTGGCCACATAAGCAGCAGACTCAAAAGATACAGTCCCAACATTAACAAATCCATAACCCCAAATTTTTTCGAGGGTAGGACTAGTATAGATGGGATGACCTGACGGACTATCAAATAAATAAACCCAATCATCAAAATTATAATTGAAAATAATAGCATGATAATGGGGTCTGCCTGATTTATCACCGTACTCTCCACACATAAAAAATTTTATTTTTTTTCCAGGGCTCTGTTTTTTTACATGTCTACGTAATTTTCGCATAAACATTTGAAAATCTTTTTTTATTAAACCACAGTCTGGTGGTAGATTTTCAGGATTATAAGTCAACGTAATAAATACATTATCATCGTACAATTGAGCCTCGTGACAAATACGAGTAGCCCATTCTCGACTACGATCTAAACGACAACCGATACAATTTCCACAAGCTAACTCCATTTCTCTACCGGGCGATGAAGGTTTAAAAGTCTTACCTTTTTTTGTATATCCCTTACTCATTGAATGAAAATAAATATCACCCGATGGAGATTTAAAAGCCGTTAATGGTTTAAAACAAGCCATTAGTAATACATAAATGGAAGTTTATAATCAACATCATATCGAGATCGATAAAAAGTGAACATAAGATCTGACATCAAATTCATCAAAATAATCGCATCTAAATAAGTCATATTTTGCAATACATTATCTAATTCAGATACAAAAGGTTCAGAAAATTTTGTTATATCCTGTTCAACAGTTTCAAAATCATCATTCAAATCTATCGTATATTCCATAACTCCACCTTTTTATAATCGCGTACCTCCTCTCATTGGACGAGGGCGCATATTCATACCAGAAACACGAGTTTTACGTTTAAAATCTCGTTTACTTTTACTGTTTTTCATTTTATAGCGCTTTTTCATAACATCACCAATTGTAATTTTTAATAGAAAGAAGCTTTTTCATTGATAGTTAAAACCTATCAATACGCTTCGCTTAATAGGGACTATAGTCCCTTAGACGGAACAAAACAAGTTTTGTTCCAGTCAGCACAGTTACATCAAGTAGATACAGTGCTGATGAAATCTGTAAAAGATTTCCCCCTAAAGGGCATTTTTGACCGTTGGTCATTATAATATTGGCCTTGAGAGGCCATTAAGAGCCGGAACACGGCTATTTATTGGTTTAGCAAGGGGTAGATATCCCCTAGCATAAGAAAGCCCCTAAAAAGGGGCTTAATATCCAAAGTAGCGAACACGCGATTATTTATTACACGATTTATTCCGCTGGCGGAGCCTCAGGATTAGTTACAACCACCTCAATAGGAACAGGAGCTGGTTCAGGAGGGTTCATTAGACCCATTTCAATCAACTGATCACTATTATCTGGATTCTGAACAAAATCCAGATAAGCAGCAGGCGAATTATCAAATTGATTACGCAATTTAGACGGTAATGAATTAAATGATTCAGTCGCTTTTAAAATAATATTAGAAGCCTCTTGAAAATCATTTCCCGTTACATCATCAAATCGCATTGAAGGAGCCATCATAGCCGCAGTTTTATTTATCAAATCAATACCATGTCGTTTAATAATTTTATTAATATCAACTTCATTTTTATGCGATTGTTCAGTACGTATAATTTCACCATTTTCAATCGCTAATTGACAATCAACACCAACTTTATTTCGAATAATACCACCAGTTTTTTTATATCGAGCAAACATTATCTATTTCTCCTTTGAAGAAATTTCTTCATATTAGATTTATCACGTTTAATTTGTTGTTTAGTTCTTGGCTTTTTAGGAGAGATCACTGCTTTATAAATCTGTTTCACTTTATTTGCAGAAGTTCCTAATTGATCAGCAATAGCTTCAAACGTTTTCTTATGCATTGAAACCGAACCTTTAACTGCTTGTACAGCAGCAGAAGCAGCAGGTTTTCCTAGACCTTCATAAAAAATCCCTTTAGTTTCCTTTTTTGGAGTATCGGCTTTAACAGCAGCCGTTTGAGCTTTTACTAATTCAGTATCCGCATTCGCTTTTTTAATAGCTGATGACATTGCATCAGCATCTTTAGCACTAAACGGTTGTTTAAGATTAACAGACGGTGCACCACCCGCAGAAGGGGCACCACCTGTAGCAGAAAGTATAGGATTTAACCCAGCCGCTTTCATATCAGCAACACCCCACTGGTGTTTGTTTTGCATTGCTTCTTTTTGAAAGGCCATACTCTGTCGATTAACTGAACGTGCAGAACTTGCACCTAATAATGCACCACCAATAGCACCAATAGCACCCAACATAATAATCTCCTAAAAATGATCAATCATACCAGGCACACCAAATACTGGCATAGCTCGAGCACATTTAAAATCAGTAAAAGAATCCATAATAAAATGGGGCTCAGAAGGTGTCGCAATACAACGATCAAGAGGTGGATTTTCAGTAATAAACGTATCTCCTAACGAAGGCAATGACGTAAATTCTTGTGATAAATGCCAAGAATCTAAAGGCGTAGCCGCAGACGATCGAAAAGCACCAGAAATCTGAGACGGCTTATAACGATATTCCGCATAGCGTTCTTGATAACCAAATACTAGATCATCATTAGCATCATTATTATAAAAAATTTCTTTATTCAAAATTTCCTGTTCACCTAAATGAGCCAAAGAAGGCCAATAAACATCATAGCGAGTAGAGCGAGAAAACTCGCGAGGAATACCTTGTTGATAAGTAAGATCAGCACGAGCAGAAACAAGACCAATAACAAATCCATGTTCAACAAAAGACTTAGAAAAACCATGATTACTATCTGCAGCAATACCATAAGCGCCTACTTGTCCAAGAGTTGCACCCGTTGCATCAGAGTTAGAAGTAACCTGATTAACAATAAGTGGAGTAGTGCCACCACCTAAATACTCTGGACGATATGAAACATCATAGAAATTAACACCAAAATGATTCTTGACCAATTCAGAATAACGCGTACCACCACGCGCATCACGTTCTAATAATTTTTGAACCTGAAACGCCTCACGAAGATCATTAACAGTCGAAGCTGTTGCATTTGTTAAATCCACTAAAATTTCTTCGGTAGCAGAACCAGTATTAGAACTAATACGCAATTTATCGGCACCAGCAGTATTAGCAAATAACTTATGCAAATCAGTACCACCAACAGCATCACGAATAGTTAAATCCGCTGTGTCCTTAACAGCCGTTGAATATAAAGGTGCCGTTGTACCTAAAGGTAAGTTGACCGCATCACCTTTTTGAGGAGAAGGTAAGGCCGAAGTAAAATAATCATGTCGTTTACCACGAGATTTTAAAACATAATCATTAATATTATCAGGGCCATCATCTGTATCAACAGGAACCGAATCTTGAAGATTTTGGTCTCTAAACCACTCATTATAAATTAAATTATATCCTCTATGATAAAGAGAAACTGGCGTTTGACCAGCAACAGTAGGAAGTCCTAAATAATCAGAAAGTGAAGCCTCAGTTGGAGTCATTGATGAAAACTGTGGAATAGTAAAATCAATACTATCGACAGGATTAACTTGTTCGCCAAAAAATTTTTTTGAATTATCCCAAACTAATCGTAAGGGAACAAAAAAGAAATGTGTATCTAAATACATATTATCCATAATAGGAAATAATGGAGTAGAAAGACGCGCCATAATAGAGGTATTCAAATTAAAGGTGTCGCCAGGTAATACATCATCACGAAAAAAAGGAATTAACTGTCCTGCATCAAATGTAGTTTTATGAGCGAATGATCGATCAAACATAGACCGAGGCGTAGACACCGAAGGGGTGTTACTAAAATTATGTTGCATATTAGACTTCATTTTTATTCTCCAATAAAAAGCGACCTGTAGGCCGCTAATAATAGTTAAGAAACTTGTTGTTGTAAAATTTC